AGTAGACGAATCCTGCACCAGAGTAGTTTACGCCGGCTTCATCGTGGATCACCACGTTTCTATTCTGACCAGTCTCGTTGTCATTGCTGGTCCACGATCCGCCGTTAGGGATCTTAGATCCGTCCCAGGTGTAGATCTCAGTTCCTGCCAAACGGTACAAAAGGATGATCTTGTTTTCGCCCAGTTCAAACGATGAATCCAGACTCTCAACCTGAGCAGTTATTGATTCGTAACTTACATTTCTGTCGATGGTTGCTATTAAAGCTTTATTTCCACTGAGTATAAAATTGGAACTCGGTGGTGAAATGTCATGTTGACCTGTTCCAGGAAGCAGAACAGATAAACCTCCGCTCCACGTGATTATCTGATCAGACGGCACGATGGTGTCTGATTCGCTGCGAACAGTTATTCGTCCAAGAAGTTGAGCATCTCTGTCCTGAACCCGATCAGCCATCATGGCCGTTAACTTAGCAGCGCGTTCAGTTAGACTGTCTGTTGCGCTGGCGTTGTAGTTGGCAAATCCAGCCAAAGCGTTATAGCTTTGTGGCAAGAAATAGTTCGGCGTTGTCTGGGCCAAGGAGTCCATGCCGATGTACTGCATGATATTCGCAGAATCAGGCTGGTTGATATCGATAGATTCGCCCTGAACTACCTCAACAGCGCCAAGCTCAGTCTTCATGATGACTTTAGCGCACGTTACGGTACCTACTGCGCCAACGTCCAGGTTCGTATCGAACGGGATTTGAAACGTGGTGTCGCTTCTGAAATTGATAAGATATTTACCGCTTTGGTAAGAGTCGTATGCAGTTCCAGTGTTCTCGATAATCACTGTCTGGTTGGACGCAAAACCGTGACTCGATGACTCTGCCACGAAGCCTTGAGAGCCTATGGTGCGGGACTGCGTAGTTACGACAGCCCAAGATACAGTAATGTTGCTTGGGTTAGTTGTCGCGGTGGTTTCGATATTTACTACGGTCGTGCTCTCAACTTCTACCTTGTACGTCCCGTCATATGCGCCAGCGTTAGCGACCACAACCCTGTCGCCGTCAACCAGTCCGTGGGCCGATGAGAAGTTTAATTTGGCGCGCTTACCATCAGAGTCAGACACGTCTACGTCGTTCGCGTAAGTGGCGTCAATGGAGCCGATATCCATTATGGTGTCTGAGCGGTTTGCCAGCCAGTAAAAATCACCACCGACGGCATATGACGTCACAGAGTCTCTGTCATCGACGTTGATGTCTGGGTTTTCGTAAACACCTCTAGTGTAGACTGCGGAGTCAAGAGCAGAAGTGCCGGCGTATGGTTCCTCAAGAAGGATGGACACTGCAGTGCTTGGTGACGCTGGACTTCCACTGGCGCCCAGTGCGGCAAAAAAACCAACTACGCGGACGTACAAATTCTCATTGTCGCCCTTGCGCTTAATCCAGTCGCCGAGTTTCAAGTTTTGAAATAGTTCCGCCGCGCCGTTGACATAGTTTAAACCGTTGCTGAACGTGACTGGGGTATCGAGCGCGTTGATCTTGGCATTGCGGACCATCTGGATCCACATTACCTGCTCGTTGTCGAGCTGTATGCCTGTCGTAGGGTTTTCGCGAACGATGATATCCCGCTTATCGTTCATCTTGCGGTAGAGGATGTCTTCTGACCACGTCACCTTACCCGGCGTGGATTCGTCATGGCTCCATTGACCCTTTGATTTCACGCTGCTCGCTAGCGCGTCGTCGAAAATGTTTACCAAGTTGAGTGCCTGAGTAGTCTCGTACCAGTAGGTGGTACCAGACAGTTCAAGCAACTTCGTCATCACGGCGTCCATCCAGTCCTTAAGATTCTGGATGTTCTTATCGCCGCCGAAGAACGGGCTGGGAGAAGCTGATGTTTGTATCGTAGATGGCGGTTCGTTTCGTGCGTACTGAGATTCTGGCAGAGGTGGGAATTGGAATGTGGCGTTAGAGTCTGGCGATACACCGCCAGTTCCAAGCCTGAACATCATGTTTCTCGCGTCGGTGATCTTCTCTACTGTGGAAACGCTGCTGTACTCTATGATGGCAACTGGAACGGTACCGTCTGGAAAACCAGACGTAGAAACACCTACTTGCACAACTAGCACGGACTCAGTGTTGATGTCTTGGTTGAATTCACCACCTTGCCCACCGTTCAAGTCGACGTCCCAGAAAGCCCTCGTGTCCTGCGCTGCTCCGGTGGTGGTTAGGGTCAAATAAACATAGTTGATTGCGCCAGGACGCAGCTCTGGAACTAATGGTGCCGATAGGGCGTTGCCGTCGGGAAGACCATAGAAAAAGCTTCCTGCCGAAGATCCTGGGTAGTAAATAACGGAATCAGAAACCTTAATCGTGACGCCAGCTGTATTGATTGCCTGAGGAGCGTCAATGATTTCAAAGCCTTTTAGTATTAGACCGCGATCGCCTACAAAGCTTCTTATCAGCTCTTTAAAGTCTGACGCCACGTACGATTGCAGGGCCAAAAAATCTGGCAGGTCGATACGCTGCTGAGAGCCAATTAAAAGTCTTCCCAAGACCGCCATACATAACTCCAAAATACTATTATGCTTTTTAAGCAGTAGAGGTCGATTTGCTTGACCCCGTCTAGTAGCTTATAGCATTATACAGTACCTATAATTAATCCAACGGGTTGTCTGGCGTTTGGGAATAGACATCAAAAGCAGAATAATATAGAGTTGGGTACCGTACCATATACCGAAGGAACACACCCGCACTCTTAACCTCTTCGATGAGATTCTGCAGGATGACCCTCGCTGCCGACGGATCTGATACGTAGAACCCATATTCCTTGCCGAGTCCGCTCATGACGTGGGCACCTTTTCGCCTTATGGCGGTGATGGATGACCCGGGCGGATGGTCGTACTGAAATATGTAAGCAGGATCAAGAGCCAAGACACCTTCTGAGGCCTTATATAGATACCTAACTGGCCCTTCTTGGGTATTCAGACCGTAGTCGAATATCAGGAAACCTTGCTCCTCTGGGATGTTGTTTGGTGTTTGTATCTGCAGGTTTAGCACGATGTTACCGGCTTTTACATCTGTAATCACCTCGCCGACAAATGATGATATTACAAAAGCCGCCTTGGTGTCGTACAAATATGGACCTAAAACACCGGTATTAATATTCGCAGTGGTCAGGTACAATTTTGAATCGCTGTTTGCTAAACCAACCTTCTCAACCCTAATAGATCCGCCAGAGCCAACAGACGTGGTTCCGTTTGTCTGGAAAGTAAACTCAGTAGGAGAAACGATCTCGCCAGCTTCAAACACGCCGTTAAAGCTTCCTCCGACAACGTCGTATACTCTCAGGGATTGACCTACTTTTAGATCGTGGTTAGTTGAAGTGATAACCGACACCACTCCATTAGAGTCGCACGATATCGATGATATGGAGAGCTCGTAAACCTGAGCTAGATCTGGCAGGCTGGGTGTCACGCCTCCAAGAACGTATTTTTGAGTCAGTGGGTTTAGCGTCTTTGACGTGTATGAATACTTTTGCTCGTACGCGTCAAAGCTTCCAATTATATCCTGAGATGCGAGTGTGTCCTGGGTCGGCGTTACGATACGGTTTTTGATTTGCTCTAACTTTTCAAGCACAAACTGTCCAGCATTAGGCCAGTCTTCACCGTTCTCGATCTCAATTGACGAATTTGACGGCGTATCTGTCACGCTCGACACGACGCCGTTCAAATGCGCAGAACCCTTAAGTTCGCGCCTAACCACGGGCGGTGTTGCGGGCATCTCAATTATTATCTCCCCAGGGGATACTTCCCAGACTATAGAGCGATTGTTTCTCGTATAGACGACAGATCTTTCCGGCCTAACAAACCTGACAAAATAGTTGGGGATTAGACCGTGATCAAAAGATCCCGGGGTGGAAAACAAGTTATTGAATTCAAAGTAATCTTCTGTCAAGTTAACATTTATTATCTGGAACGTTCCAGAGTTACCCGGCATATCAATCACGACATTATCGCCGACCCGCACTAAACTCAACCCGATAGGAGATCCGCCTGCGTGCGTAAAACGCGTCGTGTCGCCAATCTTTGTGATAGTCCACTGCGTAGTCTCGCCAGATCCAGCGTCTGGAATAATCCCTTTAAATCTTAATGAGATGTCTACCCGACCACCAGTGACCTCTACTGAACCTTTAGACCCAATGGTTTTCGTAAAAATTCTTACGTAGCTTCTTTTGGTGATCTTGTTCTCAAATGAGACCGCAAAGCTATATTTTGCCTGGCGATTTATGGCAGAAACGATCTCCTCAGCTGACGCTGAAGATACGTCAGTAAATTCAGACGCGCTGAAAAGTATGCGCTCATAGTTGATCGCGTCCACCGTGTATTCGAGTTCCCATCCGTCCTTAAGAAAAAATGGTTCAAATTCAGTAGATTCAACAAGCGCAGTAGTTGACTCCCGGAAGAAGAAGATGTCTAATAGCTGGTCAATAACTAGTTTAACCTGTTTAGGTTGATACGCCAATATCGGCACGTACCGTCTGAGAGTTGCGTCGTCCATGCCGACAACTTTAGGTCTAGAAACTTTGTAGTTTGCCGCAAGGCGGTCGATATACGGTCTGCTTGCTGTAGCGATGAAGAACTGCTTTCTAACTTCCTCAATCAAATCCTGTGCATCCTGGTCAGACTCACCAATAGCCTCAACCAACGCCTTCCAATTTGGGTTAACCCGCGTGTTGAAGTACGGGTTAAGTAAATCGTGGATGTTATCAGTAGCTGTTCTATTGTTTGCCATATACTACTCTTAAGAGAGGCTGATTAGTTCTGGCGTGATGAACGCCTTTTCATCATCTGCTACCGGTATCCGCTCTTCGCTCGGTGCCGGAGTAGTAAATGTTACCGCGTCGATACCTATAATTGCTTTTACCCTCGCGATAATTTCTGAAAGCACAACGTCACCACCAACGCCCAAGGAGCTGATGTAGTTGATCACGGCTGACTTGATATCATTAGTGATATCTGTGAGGTTTACGCCCTCTTTGGTCGTGATCTTGAGAGCAATTTGAATCTGCTGGATAAGAGGAGGAAGAACCTCGATAGAAGACCCAACGGCACGCTGACCAGGATACGTAGAGGACTCGGGCTCATAGCCGTCGATGATTCTTTGAACTGTTCTCATCAGGCCAGTGTAGTACGAGTAACCATCAACACCGGTAGTGATGCCAAGAGGAAACTCCAGCTTTCCTAAAGATTTAACTTTAGTCTCGTAGGCTTGAGACATCTTGTATGCGCGGTCAGAAGGATTTAAGTAGAGAATTCGCTGCGTACTGCTGGTCTGGTTGATGGATGTATTGTACACTTGACGAATAGATTTGTATTTATAATCTTCGCCTTCTAGCACGTAGAAGCCATCTAGTTTAAGACCAACCGTGCGGTTAGACTGTGATATACCGCTGGCGTTAGTTACTCGGATATAAGGCGACAGATATGGCGTATCTATTCCGCTCGAACTTCCCCAGCTAACAACAGGTCTTGTCCCCGTGTTTACTTGGTTAAACCAGTTAAAGCTCGTAAACGCGTCGACCA